TGGAACATATCTTTACAACTTGAAATATTGCCATGAGTAGATTAACCACAATGTCGCCAGAGGCTATTAGGGCTATTTTTTCGCCTGAAGCTGACAGCGACTTATTATTTTTATTGACAGTTTACAGCCCAGACAACCCTGACGTAGTGGTTGGTAGAGTTTGTGACGGATTTACAAAACGTATTAGTGAAACTGCTGATGAAGTAGTATATGGCGTAACAAGTCGTGGACAGGACTTTGTTTTCTTACCAATGGAAATCTCATTACCTACTGAGGAAGAAGCGCAAGCTCCACGTTGCTCAATAGTTATGAAAGATGTTACAAAATATATTATACCTTTAGTAAGAACTATTGTAGGTCCTCCCAAAGTAAAAATGGAACTGGTCTTATCAAAGACACCCGATACTGTAGAAGCTAGTTTTACCGGTTTTTACATTAGTAGTTTTTCATATAACGCTGATTCAGTAACTGCCGATCTGTCAATGATAGATTATGAGCGTGAGCCGTTTCCAATGCACTCATTTACACCAGCATATTTTCCAGGAATGTTCTAATGTGGCAAAATAAATACATAGGCATACCTTTCTTAGATAAAGGTAGAGATACAAACGGCATTGATTGCTGGGGCTTAGCTCGACTTGTTTATAAACAAGAGTATAATATAGATCTACCTAGTTTTGGTAACGATTATGAAGCTAACGATACTGAGCGTATGCAAGATTTACTTGCACAGTATAAAGAAGGCTGGGAAAAAATCGATGCCCCTGTAGAAGGCTGTATTGTATTATTTAATATTTTTGGTGTAGAATCACATATGGGTATCGCTATTAGCGATACTCATTTTTTGCATGCGCGTGAGAAGTATACCAGCGCTATTGAAGCATTTGATTCTGTTGCTTGGCGCAATCGTATCACAGGATTTTACAAGTATAGTGAAAATAAGAGTGCAATTTTAAATGTTGTACCCCATCCACTACGTACAGAGCGTTTTACTGTACCAATTTTACCAGGTACTACACTAGATAAGTTAGCCGCCTGGATTAAACACGAATATAAAATTGCAGAAGAGTTATCTAGTAAGATTACTCTTCTGGTCAACGGTATTGTTGTTGACCAAAGCAAGTGGCATACAACCATTTTGCAAGATACCGACAAGGTGGAATATCGCGCAGTGCCTGGAAAAGGTCAAACTGCCCGATTAATTTTAACACTAGCATTAGTAGCTGCAACCCCTTGGTTGGCTACTCAAGCTGCCATCGGTACTGGCTTAACTGCCGCAGGTACTACTGTAGCACAGTTTGCAGCAAACAGTCAATTTCTGTTTGCTGGCTTATCGATGGGCGTTAATTTAGTTGGTGGTGCGCTTATAAATGCCATTTCACCAATCCGCCCGCCAGATATTAATACTCCTGGCTCAACAATACAGCAGTACATGGTTACTGGCGGTGCTAACCAAATACATCCATATGAAGCCATTCCAGTAGTTTTAGGTAAAGTTAAGCTAACTCCGCCTCTTGGTGCGGTCAACTATTTAACTTACGAAAATGATACTGAAAGCTATTTGTCTATGTTGTTGCTTTGGGGATACGGCCCCCTTAATATTGATGCTTCAACTTTAAAAATTGGTAATGTTGCACTTACCGACTATACCCTACCAGTAGCACCAGTAACTCTAGATAGAAAAACTACTCCTACGGCACAACAGTTACTTGATTTCAATGCTATCTACGGCAAAGATGTAAAAGTTGTTGGCAGTAATATTACACTAACCTGCCCAGGTCAGTACAATGCGGTATTAACTGAAGGTACTTATGGCCCTTGGATCACAGCGTCTAGCGGTTCGCCAGTATATGATAGCAATGGAGCAGTTGTACCTATTAGTCAGTTTACTGTGTCATTACACTTACCGCAAGGTTTACGTAGAATCCAAGCTGAAGGCAAAGATTCTGGTAAAGAAGAATCCGCTTTTGTAGCAATAGAGATTCAGACAAAAGACGGCAATGGTCCCTGGACCACTTGGCAAGATTTTGGACTTGGAGATGGTACTGTTAAAAAGGATGCTTTTACAGTAAACAAGACTTATTATGGATTAAATACTGGCAACGAGTTGCAGGTACGTGTACGTCGAAAGACTGGTGCTGATCCTGAATGGACTAAAGAAGCTAGTGGATATGTTAAGTTTAATATTTACGCACAAGTAGTATTGTTGCAGACAGTTTTCTTGCGCAATACAACCCCTATTAAAGAGCCAATCAACTGTACTCTTGCAGGAACTGCTTTAAAGATTAAAGCAAATGATCAGCTCAATGGACAAATCGAAGGTATTAATGCCATTGTACAGACATGGGCACCTTCCTGGAATGGTACTAATTGGGTTACTACTACAACAAATAATCCTGCCGATCTATTTTTATATGTTTTAAAACATCCAGCAAATCCGCAACGAGTAAAAGATGCAGATGTAGCTAGCAAAATAGATATGACTCAAATACAGTATTGGCATTATTACTGTGGCCAAAAAGGGTTCCAATATAATAGCATATTAGCTTCGCAGCGTAGTATCTTAGAAGTACTACGTGACATTTGCGCAGCAGGTCGTGCTAGTCCGGCCATGGTTGATGGCAAGTGGTCAGTTGTAATTGATGAACCAAAATCAAATATCGTACAACACTTTACTCCACACAATAGTTGGGGATTTGAGTCGTCGAAAGCTCTTGCAAAAATGCCTGATGGTTTACGAGTTACATATATTGATGAAGATCAAGACTATCAACAGGCAGAAGTAATTGTTTACAATGCAGGAAAGTCACCCAATAATTCAGAGTTATTTGAGAGTATACAGTTGCCTGGAGTTACTAAGAAGTCTCTAGTAATTGACCATGCTCGCTGGCATTTTGCTCAAGCTAAATTGCGTCCAGAAGTATATAGATTAAACTCAGATATTGAGTATTTGGTTTGTAATCGCGGAGATCGTGTAAAAGTTATGCACGATGTTCCTATGTGGGGCCTTGGAAGCGGACGAATTAAAAACCGATTAAGTGCCACTGAGTTCCAATTAGATGAACAAGTATATTTAGACCCATCAAAACCATGTACTTTGCGAGTTAGGTCTGCAACAGGTGCAAGTGTAGAGCGAACAGTTGATATGACTAATGTTACTTTGGGGTATACTGATACCGTAAAAGTAACAGTCAGCACTACCCAAAGTCAGGTTGATGCTGGTGACTTATTTATGTTCGGAGAATATCAGCAAGAATCTCAAGATTTAATTGTTTTAAGTATTGAGCCTTCTTCTAATAAATCAGCAACATTAACGCTTGTAGACTATGGTGTTACTGACGACTATAATCTTTTTACAGATTATCTAACTTTGTCAGCTGGCGTAGTATTCGAAAGTCAAGTAACATTACCAGGCAAAGAACTACGTAATAGTTTTACTGATGCAGATGTTCCTAATATAACATTAATTGCCAGTGATGAGTCTGCAGCGCGACTACTATCAGCAGGTAGTTATGAACAACGAATAAAGATAAGTTATACTAATCCGCAAGAGTTGCCAAGAATAGTAGAAAGCATACAATGTAGTTATTATCTACAGAATACTTCTACGCTAATAAATGCTACAACGGTGTCTGCACCATATAACTCTGGATCGATATATCTTACAGGCGTTGAAAAAGGTCAAGTATATAAATTAAAACTACGTTATGTAGCAAAAGACGGTAGAACAGGTCCTTGGACCACAGAGTTTACACATACGGTAGGACAGTTCCAAACGTATTCCACAGTAGATTCAATAGAACTAGACCTAAATACGCACTTTTTAGATATGAAAGCAATTTCAAATACTGCAATTAATCCAGCTTTATTTAAACACTATGAATATAGAGTTTATAAAGATAGTGGTACCGGAGACTTCTGGAATATAGTTCCTGATGCAACTAATCAGATAAAAACAGTAGTATCAATTGGAGTAGGAAGCCTGAGTTTGTTGGAATTTAACACTCCACGTATATCAGAAGCAGGTGTTGTTTATAGAGTAGCCTGTAGAACAGTAGATATTCATGGTAACTATAGTAACAGTAGTGCATTATCATCAATAAAAATTAAAACAATTGTTTAAAGGATACTTATGGCAGCAACTCTATCCTCAGGCGTCAATTCATTAATTTTAAAATTAGATACTCCATACGATACTATTAGAACCACTGATATTAGAGATGACTTAATTAAGGTAATAGTTTGGTGTTCAGCAACCGATAACTTTACTCCATCTGATACCAATAAAGTATTTGACGGATTAAGTCTATCTATCGTTATACCTAAACTAGCAGATGGAACACCTTTAGTAGCGGGCACTAGTTACTATTTAAGATATGCTTTTATTAGTGATATTGACGAAGCAGTATATACTATTTCTAGTCAATTAACAGGATCGCCAACTTCAGCATCTGCTCAAACCGTTGATATTTCTGGATATAGTGCTTTTGCTAAAAACGCTCTAGGAACTTTTACTCCAGCAACAGCTACACTTACTGCGGTATTAAATGGAATAACTAATCCTCAATATTCCTGGAATATTACAGGAGGGGTATTAACTTTAGATAACACTTCTACTACTGCTACAACAAGTTCAATTACATTAAAGCCTAATGCTAATTCAACCTCAGTAACAGTTAGTTTAAGTGTTACTGGCACAGGGCTAACAACTCCTATAGTGAAATCTATAACTATGGCAGTTGTACCTGCAGGAATTGCAGGTAACTCTGTATATGTAGCCACTATTTATAAGCAAAGTGCTACAGATCCAGGCCCTCCTAGCGCTACAACTAGTTCTTACGATTTTACTACTAATACGCTTATAGGTCCAGGAGATGGTTGGTTAACTATTCAACCTAGTACTACTACTACACCTACTTGGGCATGTGATTATACTTTTGTAGGCTCTCCGACTAGTACCGTAACAGGTGTAGGTAATTGGGGTCCTACATATATTGAAGCAGCAAATGGTACTGACGGGGCATACCGTGATGTAATTGAGCTATATGTAGCAAGCTCAAGCGCTCCAACAGTACCTACATCTGTAGCATATACATTTACAGGTAATACTGCTATAGTAACTGGTGGTACAGCGGGTTGGAGCCTTACTCAACCAACTACAACTACTACTCCTACATATGTAACCAAAAGTTTAGCTACTACTACAACTCCTAACACTCCTGTTACACTAACAACATGGAGTACTCCAGTAATTGTAGCACAAAAAGGCTCTACAGGCGATAGCATTTCAGTAGAATATTCAGACGATGGTACTACAGGCTGGTCTACAACACCCACTAGCGGTACTAAATATATTAGGATTAATACTATTGTTAATGGGGTTACAACTGCTGGCGTAGCCAAAAAGTATGTTCCTACATTAGGTGTGGAATATACAGTAACTAATGGTATATCTACCTATGTTCATATTAAATATAGTAATGACAATGGAGTCACCTTTACAACTAGTAATGGTGAAGACATTGGAGATTATTTAGGTATATTAACTAATACTACAGCAACCGATTCAACTAATCCTGCAGACTATACTTGGGCCAGAATTAAGGGCAATCCGGGTATAAATGGAACGGGTCTTCAGGTAGAGTATTCTCCAAACGGTACTAGTGGGTGGGTTTCTACTCCTGATGCCAATACAAAATGGATTCGAGTTAATACTGTGTCAGCTAGTGGTACTATAACATATGGCACGGCTAAAAAATATATTCCTGAAGTAGGTATAGACTATACTGTTGTTGATGGCAAGAATAGTTACCTACATATTAAGTATAGTAACAATGGCGGAGTTACTTTTACAGGTCTCAACGGTGAAACACCCGGCGACTATATTGGTACTCTTACCGACTTTAATGCAGTAGATTCTAGTACTCCTAGTGACTATACTTGGGCTAAAATCAAAGGTGAAACAGGTACAGGAACAGCAGGTGCATCTAATCATAGAGCATATAAAGCTTTTACTACTACGTCGCCACCTACTGCCCCACCAGACCCTACTACTAGTGGAGCAACTCCCGCTACCTGGTCCGCAACCCCTGTAGCCGTATCAACAGGGCAAGCACAGTATCAAACTGATGGAGTTACCCCTGCTGGTAGTACAGTCACAACATGGAGTACTCCTTATCTTAGTTACTTTAAAGTAGCTAATTTAGAGGCAATTACTGCAAGTACTGGTAATCTAAATGTAACTGGTACAATTACTGTTGCAAGCGATGCTTCAGGTAGTGTAGTAATTGACAACTTTGGAATGTCCGTGTATAACGGAACAGTATTGCGAGTTAGGTTAGGAAAACTCTAATGGCAACTTACGGTTTAAAAACATATAAAAGTGATGGCACAACTGTAATCTTACAAAACTCCACCAAAAGTGGAGTTTTTGGCGAAGTATACACATATTCCAAATCAGGTACTGCTGGTACTAAGCCACCTATTGCTTTCCCACAGTATGCAGGAAGAACTATAAGACCTATGCAATTATTGCCAGGTGGACATAGCTGGTCTGTAAGCTATCCTAGTGGGGTTCCTACAATAACTTTTGTTGAAAATGCCGAGATAGCAAGCGGTATTCCTCAGTTTTATTATGGCGATACTGTTTTATATATTTTTGTTAAATAAAGGTACTTATGGATACTTACGGTCTACGAGTAATAAACGATGATTCAGAGCTTTTAGTAGATAGTAACTATTTCTCCCCTGCATTTGCCCAAAAACTAGAATTTATATCTAGTGCAATTTCAGAAGAAGCAGGTACTTCTTATATTCATCCCGGTAGAGTAAAACGAGAGTATAGAACAGCAGCTATAACTACTCCTGGTAATTATATAGTAATGTGGACTTTGCCAGATAATGGAACAAAAGATGTTTGGTATGGATTTGGATCCTCTACAGTAAATATGGGGGGTTCTTTAACCTGTTATGTTTATGCAAATTCATCAGTTACCCCAGCTTTAACATATACACTACCAACAGCGTATATATTTGCAATCGAAACTTTACCTAATGGTTCCGCTTATGGTTTACAGTTGTATAACCAGTCAGGAATCAAAACTTTTGATAGTAATAATATACAATTAGTTCCGTATAGTGTAAGTGAAAGCTTTACATTTTGGCAAGACTGGTCAGGTACATTTAATAGTACTAATTTACCTACTAATATTGAATTAAGTGTACCTACTAATCCTATTTTTATGTTGCCAGATTTTAATTCTTTGCGAATTTCAACGGCATCGACAACCCATTTAGAATTTTTATATGAGCCAATGTTTAAAAGACAGGGCACTACCGTAAGTGTTTTAGAGGTGTGTACTTACTACTCAGCTGAAGATAGTGCTTGGCCATATAGTCAGACAATATACAATACTGGTAATAGAAATGGATTAGCTATTATTGTAGCTGATGCTGATTTTTATTCAGCCCCCTCTCCTGGAAGTGGTACTGGAAGTAATCCACAATATTTGCTTACTTCTAATGTTTCTATCACTGACGAAGGTACTAATATTATAGTTACACTTACAACAGTAAATGTAGCAAATGGAGCAGTATTTCCTTGGGTAGTAGGAGGTATTGATATTGGCGATTTAAGTACTGGATCTTTAAACGGTGATTTTGTTATACAAAACAATAATGCTACAGCTACTTTTGGCATTGCAAATGACGCAAAGTTAGAGGGTACAGAAACATTTACTTTAAGTATTGTTAATACTGCGCTATCTGTATCAGTTAGTATTAGAGATACTTCTACACCTACTCCAGTTTATACATTTTTAACAGTTAGTTCAGTTAATGAAGGTGCCACAGGTTATACTAGTTTTCGAGCTACAAATGCTAATGGCAAGATAGTTACTTTTGTTGTTGTAGCACCTTTAGCAGGTAATTTAATAGATTCACTTGACGGTACTTTACTTACTACTTCATGGACAGTACCTTCAAATGCGCAATCAACTACAACTGTAGGATATACAGCGGCAGGAGATTATTATACTGAAGGACCAGAAACTTTTAGGCTCGCAGCTATAGTAGATGGTGTAACCGTAGCGTATAGTAATGATATTACTGTTAACGACTTATCTACATCAAGTATTACCTGTGCAGATACGTGGCAAGAGTCAAGCACTAATAATGTAACAATTAATTCTTTAGGACCACTTAATGGAACCTTATATCTTACTACAGATAATGCTTTAGTTACGCCCAGTGTATCAAGTGTACTTGTAGATAGCGCATATGGGCCGCTAAATCCTACAGGATTTACAACTATTGTATCTTATACAGCAGGAATCGTTACTGCTAGCACCCCAGTAACTTTACATATTAGAACAGGAAGTGCGGTTGGTCGTATTGTAGCACAAAAAACTATTACAGTAACCAATGTTGGCGAAACATATAGCTTTGGCGGGGTATCCGCTATTAGTGAAGGTGGTACAGGCTCTGTAAACTTTAATTATAGTTATGCTGCGAACAGAACAATTACTTTTGCAATAACAGCGCCTTCTACAGGAACAGCAGCTACTAGTCCTACAGATGTAACTTTATCTACAACTAGCTATACTGTAGCAAATACAAATGCATCTAGTTTTGTAGCTGTAAACTTTTCAGCAGTTTCAGATGCAACAACAGAGGGCTTAGAATATTTTAGAATTTCTGCAACAGTTAATGGGTCTACATATTACTCTGATAATATTACTATTAACGATAGTAGTATTTCGCCTCCCAGCGCAACAATAACAGCTGCTGATAGTTGGCCTGAATCAAGTACAATTAGTGTTAGCATAAATGCAGTCAACTGTAATGGCAATACACTGTATCTAACTACTAGCAATGCTTTAGTTACTCCAGCAAGTAGTACAATTACTCCTAATAGTGCTAACTACACAACTAATATAAACTATACCACCGGAATTGTTACAGCTGATACTTCAGTAACCATATACGTAAGATCTGGTAGCGCCGTAGGAACTATTTTAACTTCCAAAGTTATAACAGTTACCAATACTGCTGCAGTATATAGTTGGGATAGTGTTGCTTGGCCTAATGAAGGCACAACACCATCTACTGTTTTTAATTTTAGTAATGCAGCTAACAAAAGCATAACCTTTTCATTAGCAGCACCGCCAGCAGGGTATACTGGTGCTACACTAGGTACCGATGTAACACTTACAACTACTAGTTATACAGTTGGAAATAATAATAACGCAGGTACTGTATCCGTAACTTATTCTATTACTGCAGATAGTTCAACAGAAGGCGGAGAATATTTTAGATTAGCAGCTACAGTAGACGGTACTACTTATTATAGTGATCCAATCTATATTTATGATACTAGTCAGGGCACGCCCACATTTAGTGTTACTCCAGTTAATAGTACTTGGACCGCTGCTGATCCAAATGGTATGCCTACTACAAATTATAGCGTTACCCTTGCAGCCACTAACTATTTAGGTAATAATGTATATTTCACAACTAATAATGCAGCTATAAATACTTGGTTAGATACTAATTTAATATATGTAAATAGTAATAATTGGTCAACTAATTATATAGTAGCAGTACCTGTATTTAGCTCTTCCACAACTGTACAACTGCAACTAAGAACTGGTAGTAATACGGGCACTATCGTAGCTACAGCTAGTGTTACTGTTAATCCGTATGCTACATATTCACTTACAGCATCTCCTACTAGTGCCGATGAAACTACTAATAATAGTTTTACAGTTACATTAACTACTAATCAAACAGGTTCTTTTGGATATACAATCTCAGGAGTAACTTCTGCTGATATTGGAGGAACAAGTTTAACAGGTACTCTATCTAATGGAGGTACTCGTACTATTACTGTAACTGCAGATGCAACAACAGAAGGTACTGAAACATTTACTCTTGCGCTGAATAACGGACTAGCCAGCGTATCGGTAAATATTAGCGATACATCTATTACCCCAACATATCCAGCTGCCGGGACTAAACTAAGCGAGTACTGTAGTGGGTATAACTTATATTACAGATATGCTGACGGTAGCGGCGGCTCATACGATACTCTTATAGCTAGTAACAGTAGTACTTGCGGATATGTTACCCCTACATATTCTCTTGGAAATACTTGGACTACTTTGGCCAATAATGGTAGTGGTACATTTTACCTACAAGCATCAGGAAGTTTTACCAACGGCCAAACTGTAACAGTTACTAAAAGCGGTACAGGAGCAAGCCGAGTAACTCTTGGAAGTACAAGCTTTACTCTTGCCACTGGAACTAGTATATACAATGTGAGCGTAACAGCAAGCTTACCAACTGCTACAGTAGCAGAACAGAGTGTAACTATTAGCTTAAGTACTGGCCAAAGTTTTACATTTACAATTCCAGCTTATACAGTAGGACCCGCAGGTGCACCAACTGTTACTGCTGTTACTATGAATGCAGGACAATATACTGCTGGCGAAACTGTAGATGCAGTGGTAACCTTTAGCGGACCCATAACTGCAGATACTTATGTTAATATGAAACTAACTGCAGGAGCTTATGGTAGTTTTTATATAACTTCCAGTACAGGAGCAGCAGCTCCGCCTGGAGCAAATGGTACTGGAGGAGAGTATATTGACTTACAATTAGGAGCAACTAGTGCATATTATACTGGCCCAACAAATCCAGGCCAATTAAGTGTACTCAATGCAACACTATCTGCTAGAACTATGACTGGTACAACAACAGGAGTAGCGCGACAAGCATATGTTGTTACACCTACATTTAAAATAGTTCCATAAAACCTTTAAAATTCCAAAGCCAAAATACCCTGCCCAACTTATGGGCAGGGTATTTTTTTGCATTGACAAGTTACCGCCCTTGTGGTATAATATATCAAATTGTCAGAGTTTGTCAACCTTTTTTCGTGACAAGCTTTTAACTAGATGTAAAGGGCAGAGTTCCCGTTTAGAATATAATTAAATATACAACCACTGCTAATAAGGAGATCTGATTATGGTGGAGATAGATAACCACAGCCTCATTCAGACAGTTTCACTAGTTGCGTTAGCAGTTGTTGCTTTCTCAGTTGGGATACAGAAACTGCTAAAAGACTGGAAAAGTACTAATGCAGAAACTAGCGTTATTACTTTAATGCACACAGAGCTAGAGCGTATGAGCCAACAGAATGGCTTACTAGCAACTGAGTTAAATCGCTTGCAACAGGAAATGATTATATTAAATGCGCAACTAGCACAGTTGTGCGTAGAAAATCAGCAACTGCAAACCGAAGTTGTTGCACTAACTGAAGAAGTTAACAAGTTTCGAGTGTCTGCAACTATAGCAGCAGCTAAAAAGGTTAAGGTGGGCTAATGCAACCAGCAAAAATTAATTATAAAATCTACCAAGGTAGCACTTTTCAAGAGACATTTCGTTGGGAATCAGAAACAAAAGTTTACGTACCCATCTCTGCAATTGCAAAGTCAGCTCCTTGCGTAATCACTACTAGCACTGCGCATAACTTGCCAGTAGGCTGGAGGTTCCGTGTAGTTGGTGCTGGTGGTATGAAAGAAATCAACAATACTGGCGAAGAGTACCATTTGTCTACAGGTGCTAGTTATATAGCACCAACACTTATTGACGAGCAAGCTTTAGAAGACACTTACCTTGGTGCTCTGCAAACCTGGTTAGACGCTAGAGACCAAGACGCGCAAACAGTAGCGCCCACAGTAAGACCTTGGGCTACAATGACCATACAAAATGCTTATGCATTTATAATGCAGCAAAGTCAGCAGTACTCACCAGCAATACCAGCTAATTTTCCTCCTATATTAAATACAGCAATTAATGCTTATAATACTTGGCAATCAGCTATTACAACAAATCAAGCGGCCGTTGCAGCAGCTCAGGCGGCAGTAGCAAATAAGATTTCTATTAACCAAGTAAATAGTTTAGGCTATACTGCCTATACAAGTGGTGGCGTTGTAGAGTTTAATCAACCTATTTCACTAGCAGGTTTTGCAGCACGTATGCAGATTCGTGAATCAGTAGATAGTACTACAATTATTCACGAAGCAACTACACAAAACAATCAAATTGTTTTAGACGATACAAACAAAACAATTCAGATTACAATGCTTGCAAATGTTACACAAAACTTTAACTTTGCAACCGCAGTATACAGTTTAGAACTATATAATGGCAACAATGTTATTCCATTCATTAACGGTAACTTAACCTTAGTACAGGAGGTTACACGATGACAACTGAAGTAGTCGTAACGCAAAGTGGAGATACTAGTGTTGTTCAAGAACAAATAGTAAATCGCGTTGTAACAGACGATAAACCTGCAAGAATTATTACTAGTGGTATGTTACCTCCTCCTGCTGTAAACTCTATTATGGCTTCAGGTGATGTAGATATTACCAACTTACAAGATGGTGGAGTGTTGGTGTACAACACAGCAACAAATATGTGGACAGCTACTAATTTGTTGGATAAACAAATTTTTGAAGCTGGTCAGTTTTAAAAGGATAAGCTATGGCTTCTATTTTAAGAATTAAGCGAAGTGAAACGTCAGGTAATCCTGGGGTACTCGGCGCAGGTGAGTTAGCCTACTCTGGCTTAACCGATAACGGTTCAAACGGCGGTGATCGACTTTATATCGGTCTTGGAACCGAAACCGCAGGAAATGCAGTAAATCACATTATTATTGGCGGTAAGCGTTATACTGATATGGTTGACGCAGCTACTAATGTAAACACTGTAGGCACTTTAGTAAAACGTGATTCAAACGGTGATTTTGCAGCACGTCGTATTACAGCAGATTTAATTGGTAATGCAGATACTGCTACCAAATGGTTAAATCCACGTAACTTATCATTAACAGGCGATGCAACAGCTACGCTAGCCTCAATTGACGGTTCTGCTAATGTATCAGCAGCCCTTACACTAGCAAATACTGGTGTAACCGCAGGCAGCTATGGTGACGCAACACAGATTCCTACTTTTACAGTTGACGCAAAAGGTCGATTAACTGCTGCTGGTACAGTCGCAGTTGCAACAAACTTAGCGATTGCTGGTAATACAGGTAGCGATACAGTTAGCTTGTTAACAGATACATTGACAATTACTGGTGGTACTGGAGTTTCTACTGCTGTAACTAACAACACAGTTACAATCAGCTTGCCACAAGCACTTGCACCAAATTCAAACGTTACTTTTAACGATGTAACAGTAAACGGAGTCTTGTACTCAAACGATATTACTGCAACCAGCATCAACATTGACGGCAACGCCTCAATCACTGGTAACTTAACAGTATTAGGTACGGTAACAACTGTTAACTCAACAACTGTTGCAATTGGTGACAAAAACATTGAGTTAGCCAAAGACGCTACTTCAGCAGCAATGGCTGATGGTGGTGGTTTGACGATCATGGGCCCAACAGTTCCAGCTACAATCTTGTATAACAGTGGCGACGATCGCTGGGTTATGAACAAAGACTTAACTGTAGCAAATGTTTATGCTGAGTTAGTTGGTAATGCATCAACTGCTACAAAGTGGAAAACAGCACGTAACTTGTCATTAACTGGTGATGCAACAGCTACCTTAACAGCAGTTGATGGAAGCGCAGCAGTTTCAGCAGCCCTTACATTGGCCACTGTTAATTCAGATGTTGGTACTTACGGGGATGCCGTAACAGTTCCTACATTAACAGTTAATGCCAAAGGTTTGGTAACAGCAGTTTCACAAACAGTTATTCCAACAGCTACTACATTGATTAAAGGCTTGTCAAAGTTTATTAGTACGCAATTTACAGTAACTGACGGATTAGTAGAACTTGTACAACTTGATGGCGGAAGCTATTAATAACAAAGGGAACTAGCATGACAGACGCAGTAATTAAATTTAAACGAAGCTCAGTTCCCGGCAAGATTCCCTTACCTGAAGATTTACAGTTTGGCGAAGTAGCTATCAATGACTACGACGGCAATATGTATTATAAAAAGGCAGACGGAACCATTGGAGCCATAGGCTCTGGTGGCGGGGCTAGCGATGCATTGATTAATTCAATTGCAACAGAAAAAGCTATTATTATGGCTATTGCATTGGGGTAACATATGGCAACAGTATTTGTAAACGCAATATCACGTGCCGTTGGAACTACCGAAGTAATTAGTTTTACAGCACCAGAAAAATGTATTATAATTGGCGGTAGCGTCTCAAATTTAAAGAGTACGACTATTCCTTTTACATTAAAAATTCGCAGGGGAACAGAAGATACGTTTATTCATAAAGATAAACGTATTGAAGCTGGAGATCCTTACGAGCTATCAAAAGGTAATAAGTTAGTACTTGCTGCCGGAGATAAATTAGTCATTTCAGCTAAAGTAGATAGCAGCATTGATGCAGTCTTCTCGATATTACAAGGAGTCTCATAATGAGTGGTTTTTACGAAGGCACAGATTTAGTTGATAAAGTGTTTTATGGGTTTCGTCTAGACCCTGACACCGGCAATCTGAACATAGAGATTTTAGACGGGGACACTCCAGTCTCGTTACCACAAGATGGTACAATTGATAAGTATGACTACAAACAATGGGTTTGGTCAAAAGATACTATCGAGTTTGAATGGGGTAACAAAGGACACTTACTTATGAGGCTAATATAATATGAGTCAACTTATTGATCTAGGAAAATTACGCTTCCACTTCGCTGGCCAGTGGAGCGCCGGCACTACATACGAATCTAATGATATCGTTAAGTACGGTGGTAACGTATACGTGTATACATACGCGTTAAAAACAGCAGGAATTTTGCCTACTGACACAGCTTACTGGGCCTTGATGGTAGAAGGTTTTAACTTCACAGGCGCTTTCACTACACAAGGTAATTACAAAGTTGGTGACGGTGTTGCACACGGTGGTGTTGTTTACGTTGCTATCAAAGACTCTGTAAATATTACTCCTCCTAATGCAGTTTACTGGTCACGCTTTTTGGATGGTATCCAATATGAAGGCGAGTACTCTGGTACAGTTTCTTACCAAAAGAATGACGTGGTTCGTTACGGTGGTTCTATCTATGTTGCAAAACAAGACGGAACAAACCACTTACCCACAGTTACAGCATACTGGGACAAGTTTGTAGAGGGTGTTAGCCCTAAGAGCGTTTACAATGAAGCTACAGCTTATGTACCAAATGACTTAGTTGCTTATGGCGCTAACATTTATCGTGCTAAGGTTGAAACTACTGGCAATGCTCCAAGTAACACAACTTACTGGGAACTGTATGTTGGCGGTATTAAATTTACTGGCAACTACAACGCAGTAACAGAATATTATGTAAACGATATTGTTGTTTATGGTAACAACATTTATCGTTCAAAGTTAACACAATCCAACACACTGCCAACAGTTGCAGCTAACTGGGAATTGTTAACTGCTGGTAACAGCTACAAAGGCAACTATGTAAACGCTACTGGATACTTCCAAGGCGACATTGTTAGCTACGGCGGTAACGTATATATTGCACTTGGCGTAACAACAGGTAACTTACCTACTGACGCTACTAAGTGGCAAGTTTATAGCTCTGGCTTCTCTTACCAAGGTGTTTGGTCTAGCGGAACAGAGTATAAGATTAACGAGATTGTTGGTTATGGTGGTTCATTATATCGCTCTAAAGCTGACAACCAAAACGTTAATCCTACAGTTACAGCTACTTGGGATAAAGTGGTTGCAGGCTTTAAGCTTCGCGGCACTTGGGCTACTGCTACACAGTATGCAACTGATGAAGTTGTTACTTATGGTGGTAATACCTATATTTCTATTTTACCACACGCTTCCACAGATTTCAATACTGACTTAGCTGCCAACAAATGGCAAAAGTTTAACTCAGGTATTCGTTGGATGGGCGTTTGGACTAGTACTACGCAGTACTACAAAGATGACGTTGTAAAAGCCGGCGCTTCTAGTTTCATTGCAAATACAGACACTATTGGTGGTAGTAACCCCGCTGGTGGAACAAATGCAAACTGGAGCAGTTTTGCTACTGGTGCTGAAGGCTTCTTGTCTAAAGACGGTGACGCAATGCTTGGTATGCTTACCTTGTATGCAAACCCCACAGACCCATTACACGCAGCTACAAAATCTTATGTAGACCAGTTTATTAATGCAGCAGCAGGCGGAACTATCTTAGGTCCTCTGGTCGCTAGCGGTGCAAATGCAAGCTATACTGCTACAGGCGGTGCTACTATTAACATTAGTGGTGGTAGTTTAAATCTTACAAACGGTACTACTCTTACAACTGACGGCACTTCTACACTTGGTAATACTCGTGTTTCAGGTAGCTTGGATGTTGATGCAGATTTAAATATTGATGGTGGCGATTTAACAGTTACTGGTTCTACCTTTAATTTAGCAAACACAAACGCTACAACAGTAAACATTGCTGGGGCAGCTACAACAGTTGAAATCGGTGCTGCTACTGGTACAACTAATGTTAACAACAACCTGGTTGTTGACGGCGATTTGCAAGTAAAAGGCGGCGATCTTACCACTAACCAAACAACTTTCAATGTTGTTAATAACACAGCTACTACAGTAAATATTGCCGGAGCTGCAACAACAGTTGAAATCGGTGCCGCAACTGGTACAACTAATATCAATAACAATGTTGTTATTGACGGCGTTTTAGATGTTTTAAGTGGCTCTACAGTTACAAATACAACTGTTGACCCTACTGGTTTTGATAATCAGCATCCTGATACACGCGGAGTTGTTGAATTTAGTGATAATGGTACACGAGTTTACTCAATTGATAAAAACGGTACAACTACTGTTCGTGAAGACAGCAAGTTCGCTACTGGTACTGCTTACGAAACAGCAGCAGTTGCAAAAACTCTGGCAATCTATCCCGCAGCAGGACAAACAAAGTTTGTTTACTGGATTGGCGGTGTACGTTATGAAAAGTCAGCTTTAGTAACCAAAACACTAACAAGTATTAATGGTTATAACTATTTCTATTTTGATGGTGGCACACTAGCAAGTGCTACAGTACGTACTGACGAAATTTTAACAACCAAAGCGAATGTTGCTGCTGTTCGTGGAACAAACCGTAATAATCGTGTTATCTCTGTAGAAGATCAACGTCATGGTATTTCTATTGACGGTGCTTCATTAGCATACATCAAACGTGCAGAAGGTATTAAACTTGTAAGCGGTCATGGAGTTACTCCTGGCACAGTTGGTACAGGTACTTATACAAATACCAAAGCAGGCGAGTTGCGCGATGCAGACTTAACATTATCAGCACCAGTTAAAACTTCTAACAAGTTCTTGGTTCGTGATGGTAATGATTGGAAACTTGCTGACTTAAACGACAATTTACTTTCTTATAAGTTAGGAGTTTTAGGTGGAGTTACAGTTACTAGTCAAGGCAGTGGATACTCTGGCTTATCTACTAGTTTAAGCGTACAAGGCGACGGTGAAGGTGCAGTAGTTACTCCCGTTTTGGCAGGTGCTCCGTTACAATCTATTACTCTTAACAGTGGTGGATATAATTACGCAAACGATGCAACAGTTACTTTATTGGGTGATGGCACAGGAGCTACCGCTTCTATTGTTGTTCCAGCAGGTAGAAACATTGCTTCGGCGGCTATTACAAATGTAGGTTCACGTTATACTACTGCTCCAACTGCAACAGTTGTAGGTGGTGGTGGTACAGGAGCTACATTATCTACTACCTTAAATTTAGGTACCCCAATTGCCAAAGTTCATATGGATACTTTGGGAAGCGGATATACTACAGCTAGTGCGCAGATCAATGGTGATGGTACAGGAGCAACTGCAGTAGTAACTATCGTTGCTGGAGCTGTTACTGATATTGATTTAACAAATGCTGGTTCTGGATACACCTACGCAACAGTAACAATTACTGGTAACGGCACAGGAGCTACAGCAACTGCACACACTCTTAAAAGCTTTGTACAATCTTATGAAATTACTAATGTTGGTAGTGGTTATACAAGTGCCCCAACTGTTACAATTAATGGTGATGGTCACGAAGCTACTGCAACAGCACAAATTACTGCAGGTGGTGTAACCGATATTGTAATTACCAATGGTGGTCACGGGTATACTTACGCTACCATTACAATTAGTGGTGGTGGTGGTACAGGCGCTACGGCCAATCCAATTCTGAGCGGATACCCATTACAGTCAGTTACAGTTACTAACCCAGGCAAGAACTATACTAGTACGCCTTCAGTAACAATTACTGGTAATCAGTACAGTACTAATGGAGCAATTGCTCTTACACGGGCAGCAGGTAATACTATTGAAAGTATTAGTTTAGTATCACCAGGTACAAACTACACCTACGCAACAGTGCAGATTAATAGTACAACAGCAGGTACAGGCGGTAGTTTTACAGTTGCAGCTACCCCTAGCGGTATTTTAGGTGTTACAGTTGTTAATGGTGGTCGCCACTACAGTTATGCAAATATTGTAGCAACTGATACAGGCGGAGCAACAGGTTTTGCAGCCACAACATCTCTTACTCCAGTACCACAGTATAATGGATACGTTAACAGTTCTGTAGGATATGATTTAAATAATATTCCAGCAGGCAAGTATACTAATACATATTTTGTAGCAGTATCTAGTGTAGATCGTGTTGTAAAGATACCTAGTGCTTATCTGTTCGATACTGTACGCGAAGCATTCCAGTACAGTAAGAAAGAAATTGAAGAACTAAAAACTCAAGGCATGCCTTTTGACAATTACAAGTTCTTAGGCGTATCAGTAATTAATAACTCTGGTGAGTTAGTAACTATTCCTGGTACTAACCTTGGTGATGTTTTATATTATGATCTTTTAAATAATGATTATAATTCAACACCACTAATAGATAATGGTACTAAAGTTGGTAGGTCTCTTACTATTGGTGCCACAGGTACTGGAGCAGCATGGATTGGAGCTACTGAGTCTAGTAAAGTTTACTATGTTGCACCTCACGGTGTTGATCAACCAACAAGTGGTAGTAATATGGCCGCTCCGTTTGCAAGTATTAAATACGCTTGCCAACGAGCAGAAGAAGGTTCTACAATTTTTGTTAAAACTGGAACATACAATGAACAACTACCAATAGTTGTACCGCCTCATGTGGCTATTGTTGGAGACAATCAGCGTACAGTTAATGTTCAACCAAAAACTGGTAATAGCGATGATGGTGTAACACCAAACAACCAAGCAACAATGTTTAAATTGAGCAACGGCTCAATCTTAAATAAAATGACTTTCAAAGGTATGACTGGTTGGGTCCCTGGTTCTACTCCAAGTGATATTACAACTTCTACAATTAAAGGTGTTGTTGTTGGATTTAATCCAGCTTCACCAATTACTACTAAGTCCCCTTATGTTTTAGAGTGTGCGTTTATCGGTTCTGGCGCTATTGGTGCTTTAATTGATGGTACAGTTCATACAACTGGTGCTAAAACCATGATTTTCCATGGTTATACTGTTATTTCGGATAATGGTGTTGGTTACTGGGTAAAGGACGAAGGTAAGGCTGAGATTGTAAGTTGCTTTACTTATTACGCTTATTTTGGTTATATTGGTACTGGCGGTGGATTTATTCGTGCACTAAACGGCAATAATAGTTATGGTACTTGGGGTGCAGTATCACAAGGATTCGGAGCGTCAGAAACTGCAGTAACAGGTACTATAGTTGGTCAGCAATTAAACTTTGTTTATCAAGGTGGTACAATTAATGCAGGTGATATTTGTACAAGCAGTAGCGGTGCTCAGGGTGTTGTTACAAACGTACAGTACAGCGCAAACAAAGTATATTTACGAACCACAAGCGGTACTTTTAGCCTAGGTAATACTTTAACATTTACTAGTGGCGGTACAGGTACTGTAAGCGCCGGTGCTCTAGAGAATCAAAAAGGTTTTGTTTTAGTACTCAATAATTTAACCGCAATGCCAAAACCTGGACAAAGTATCCAGATTGCTGGTGATACCTATGCTTATGTTATACAAAGTGTAACAGGTACTTATGTTGGTACTGGCAGTGAGATTGTTGTAGTATTAGCTCAGGAGAAACCAACAGGATCAGCAAACGGTACTGCAGTTAGTTTACGTAGTAAATACTCACAGATTCGTTTAACTGGTCACGACTTCTTGTCAATTGGTACAGGCGGTGTAACAACTACTAATTATCCAGGCGAGCCTTTACAGTCAGCTTCGCAGGGTAATGAAACAAACGAAGTTTTCCCAGGTCGTGTGTTCTACGTATCAACTGACCAAGATGGTAACTTCCGCGTAGGTGAATATTTCCGTATTGATCAAGCAACTGGACGTGCTACCCTGAATGCTAACGCGTTCGACTTGGCAGGTTTGACTAGCTTGAAACTGGGTTCAATTGGTGCTCAACTTGGTGAAACTATTAACGAGTTCTCAAGCGATGCAACAATGAGTGGTAACTCAAATACTGCTGTTCCAACAGAGTATGCAGTTAAGGCGTATACAGATACTACTGTTCTTGCAAATCGGGATATTTCTACACTAACACCTACGTACAACGTGGATAATCAAGTATTTAATGCTAATGGTTATGTTACTACATACAAAGATAATGTTCAAGAAATTACTAATGTTGTTTACAATGCAAACTTCTTACCAACAAGTTGGTCAGAAAAAGTTGCAGGTGGAGTAAAAACTTATAGTTATACTGTTACCTACGATGTAAATAACAAAATATCTACAATAACACGCGTTTAAGGAGTAATAATGTCAGTAAACGTTTTAGAATATAATGAATTTGCAGGGGAAGTTAATACTCTGCGAAATACGACACTACCTGCTGCTAAAACCTGTTATGGTACCAAAGGAAATACTGAAGGTTCTGCTTGCGGAACCGCCATAAGTTTAACCAATAGTTGTAAACAAGCTAATTACGGAATCCGCTTAACCTGTGACCTACAGGTTAAGCCTTGGGATTGCAGAACTTGGGCAGCTATTCCTTCACTAAATACAGTTGATGGATCAATTAAGGTATGTGATATAAGTGCTTCTGCCTGTGCTAATCAATTACGTTGTGGAGCTAGCTGTACTTGGGTAGTGCCCGCTGGTGTAACAACAGCACGATTCCAAGTCTGGGGTGCCGGAGCAGGCTCGCACAATATGTGTTGCTGCGGTGGCGGTATGTGGGGCGGTAGCGGAGCTTATGCTTCCGTTATTTTACCAGTAACTCCAGGCACATCATATACTACTTGCGCAGGGTGTGCATACTGTTGCTTTATGCAAGGTGCTGGTGCAACAGCTGGAGCAGGGGCTACAAGCTGGGTTCAAGGTCCTGGTTTATGTAACTTCTGTGCAGATGGTGGTGAACCGAACATGTACTGTATGTTAGTGCGTCACTATGATGGTGCTGGTGGTTACTGCGTTTTAATGAATCCATGGAGTGCGGACGATAAAGCTGCTCGTGGAGTAGTATACGGCTGGTGTATGTGTGATGGTGGTGGATGGTGCTGGAGCAATACATGTTCTGGTCGCAATAGTTTACCATTTATAACAAGTTGCAAAACTTGGTATGGTTGCCTTACAGCTCCTACTAAGGGCTGTCACTTTGTAATTGGCGCTCCTGGCATGTTTAACTCTGTTAATATGGGCGGTGGCGGTGATGGAGATAGCGTTCCAAACGGTCAACAAAACGAAGTTTGCCTGTGTTTAATACATCCACCAGTAGTTAACTTAACATGTGACTGCTACGGACACAGAATTAATGCATCAAGTACTTGTAATGCAAGTTGCCATGGCTTTGTGCATTGTGGATGTTTCCCATTCCCAAGTCGCGGCGGATATCCAAGCTCTACGGCTGGTGGATGTGATAACTGTGGCGGTGGATGGGGTGCTGCAGGCATGGTATGTATACAGTGGAATAAGGAATAATTTTATGGAAAAAACTTTTAATAAAGCTGTGCCAGATGAGCTGTATATTGACTCTTTTGCACAAAACAAAACAGAAACCTATACTTATACAGGCCCCGAAACTGTTAAAGTTATAGTAGATCGTATCTATGGAGGAGTACAACATGTACTCCTTCCTGGTGAATTAGATACACATAATCAAGAACTAAGTACAGTAATTGTAGTAGATGCTGAAACAGCAACAGATGTTGCATATTTTTTAACAAATACAGCTACTGGAGCACGTGAGTTTGAAACAGAAAATTTACCTGGTGACTATACTTACCAAAAGTTATCTAATCCAACAATTCGTGATTACTACAAAGTAAACTATGATTTTGAAACTAGTACCTGGAAATGGGCACTGATTACACGGTTAGCAAAAACACCTTTAAATGATTTAGCAGATAAATATAAACAATATATTGAAGACAACAAATCTAAAGTAAGCTCTAGTGCTGAATTAACAGCATTAGCAAATACATACCTACAACAGTTAAATGATTTTAATACTACAGGTATTGGCAGCATACCTTCATGGAAATTTATAGAAATATCCTTAGCAGATGTGCCAACACCTCCATCACAATTAGTAGTAGCATTTAATGTACTACCATAATCAAGGAGTACATTAATGGATATTTTAGTATATGCTGCTAAAAAGAACATCAATGATTTAAATACTTGTATTAACACTTATGTTCCTACAACTTTTTATCAAGGATGTTTTGATGCAGCTAAAACATCGGCTAATGATGGAACCTTATGGACCGCCAATAGCGGTCTGTATTCAAACTATCAAAAACAAGGCGGTTCAGCATGTATTTGGTCTAGACCTTGGTGTACAGGTACTTGGACAAGCATACCAACACTTCCAGGAGGTACAACTTGTACAGCAGGTACTAATCCAGCTACTAGTGCAGAATACTTAGGACTTAAAGTTTGCAGTACTAATCTTTATGGAAGTACTCCAGTTTGTACTTGGACTGTTCCAGCTGGAGCAAGCATTGCACGATTCCAAGTCTGGGGTGCCGGTGGACGTAGTGGTAGTGGATGTTGCTGTGGAGGTTCTACTTGGGGCCAAAATGGTGCCTATGCTTCTATAATTATACCGGTAACTCCTGGTTGTCAGTATACACTTACAGCTGCTTGTGCTTGTACTACTCCAGTATGTTGGGGTCAAAATTACGGAGGTAGATCAGATGCTTCTTCTGTAACAGGATATGGATTGTGTAATTTCTGTGCTATGAGCGGTACTGATGCAAATCATTGGTGCTTTATGACCTATGATATGGGTATTACTCAACGTTTTAGCGGTTGCTGCCGCTGGTCAGTAGGAGATTGTTGGTCAGCAGGTGCCTGTATTTGTAATGGACAAAGTGACTTCTGTCACCAAAGTTGCAGTACTTGCGGCTGTATTAATCGTAGTTGCAGTAATACAACTAAGTATTATGGCTGCAGTACTTTACCGTTTGTTGGTAGTGCAGAAAAACTCTATGGTTCACAAGTAGCGGGTATCGTTGGATTAAATGGCGGTATGTGCTTTAATACTAGTTTCTACGGTTGTGGAATAGCTGCCCCCGTATATGGATTCCATTGCACTAGTGGTGGCGGAGAACTAGTAGCATTTCAAAATGGTAATACTTGTGGCGGATTGTTATGTAACCATGCTTCAACATCTTTCCGTAGGTATCCTGGAGCTGGAGGTACATTAGTAGCTTTATTTGGCGGATGTACTCTTACGTGTGATCCTGCTGGCTGTATTACTGCCTGTGGCGGAGATATTGGTCGAAACGGTATGGTTTGCGTAACTTACGCTTAAACTGTAGTTCAATTATAAGTTTGGGGATTGATCTCCCCAAACTTATATCTTGATTTTTAAATTTAAATAATAATAATATGAAAAAAGCCTTTTTTATTAACGGTGGTATTGGCAGAGTGTTGTGTGCTATACCTGCATTAGAGCACTATGTGACTAATGTCGATCCTGAAGCCGTTATTGTAGTAGAAGCATGGATGGAACTATTTTTAACTAGTCCAGCCTTAAAAAATAATGTATATCAAATAGGTCAAAAAGACCTATTTAGAGATAAACTGTTAGATAGGGAACTTGTAAGCCCAGAACCTTATAGACTTAACGCATACTTTAATCAAAAAGCTAATTTAATTCAGGCTTTTGATATGCTTATTAATGATCTTAAAGAAGTACCGGAAACTAAACCTATCAAGACTTCGTTGGGCAAAGCGGACCAAGTATTTGGTCATAATATGTTAGCGCAAGCTAGACAGAACTTGCAACGAGAAAAGATTGTAGTATTTCAGCCTTTTGGTAGTGGTGCGCGACAAGACGGTAATTTTATAATCGATGAAAGTGGTCGTAGTTTTGAATTAAAAGATATTTATAAAATATTAGAAGAACTTGGTAAACATTATGGAATTATCCTAATGAGCCATATAACTCTTCCTCAAAATAAAACACTTCCAGTTATTGCTCCAGAAAGCGTAAGTACTTTACAGTGGCTAGGCATTATAAATGCTAGCGATTATTTTTTAGGGTGTGATAGTGTTGGGCAACATTTTGCTCATGCACTTAACAAACCTGCAACCGTTGTTATTGGGTCAACTTTTCCAGAAAACATTAGTTACCCAAGCAATAAGCAATTTACTATTATTGATAATGGTAAAGAAAATCGTCAATATTCACCAATTAGGATTACAACTGATCCATTTATTGATAGGGCAAATGAAGATTTAATGATTTTATCTGATAAAAATTTGGAAAAAGTTATTAAAAGTGTTACAGATAAGTTAGGTAAAACAAAACAAAAAGAGTATAAAATACCTAATTTAAATGATACTCACGTACATACTGCTAGTTGTGAGCATAATCAACCACCTTTTGCAAAGAAACAAAATTTAATTTAATATGAAAAAAACAAGATATATCTTAGGAATCAGTCGTGGACATAATGCAGGCGTATGTTTGCTAAAAGACGGAGAGATTGTATTTGCAATTGAAGAGGAACGATTAAGTCGCACTAAATATGATGGTGGCCCTTATGCGGCTATGGTTAAAGTACTTGAGTACACAGACAAAATTGACTTTTTGGTTATTTCACATACGCAATCATTGGATGAAACGGCTGGTCGAGTAGATTTTACAGGAGACGATGTATATACAGGTTTAGCTCGTAAATTGGGTTTAATATCTCGCAAAGAAGACCCCCGCAATCACCCACAAGTTGTTGATTTAAGTCACCTACATCATAAAATTCATGCAGCTGCAGCGTTTTATCGCAGTGGTTTTGAAGAAGCAGTAGCAGTTGTTGTAGACGGTGCTGGAAGTTCTATTGATGGCAACTTTAAAGGTGAAGCATTAAAACTATGGGAAGTAGAGTCTGTTTTTGACTGTGCATACCCCAATATGTTAAAAACAGTATATAAACATTATGGATGCAGATCACCTATTCCATCCCACTTTAATCCAGAAGACTCTAGTGAACGATTTGGCGAACCAGGCACACACGCTACTTTAGTTACCGGTCATGCAGGCATTACAAAAACTTATGAAGCTGTAACCGAATACTGCGGATTTTCAGCAATTGAAGCTGGTAAAACTATGGGATTGTTTCCTTATGGTAAGCCCAACGATAATATTCCTCCACTATTTAAGAAAATGTCAGGAATTAATTTATCCGACCGTAATTTTATTGTACCTACGTATCCTAATAGTGCAGTTGTTAATGTTGGATTAGTTGAAGAGTTGCAGGAAAGCAATGCAGAAGATGTAACTTTATTGCAGAATAGACGAGACTTAGCCTATGCTTGTCAAACACAAACACAGCAACAAGTATTAGAGTTAATTATTAAAGCCTCAGAATTAACAGGTAAAAAGAAAGTAGCACTTAGTGGTGGATACGCATTAAACTGTGTAGCAAACTACTTTTACTTAACTGAGTTAAATAAACATGGGATTGAGCTTTATGTAGAGCCTGTTTCAAATGATGGTGGTACTGCTATTGGAGTAGCCCTTTTATTCTATCATGGCACAGAAGGCAGCACAAAGAAACATCCACGAGAGATTTACTTAGGACCCGTAATTAAGTATACTGAACAAGAAATCCAAAACTTGGCAGATCAGTACCAAGCTGAAGTTACCACAGCAAGCAAAGAAGACATTGTTGATTTAATGACTTCTAAAAATATTGTTGCAATGTTTCAAGGCCGAAGCGAAAACGGACCACGTGCACTAGGTAATCGAAGTTTAATGTTTGACCCTACTTTTGTAGACGGCAAAGACTTTGTAAATGAAATTAAGCATCGCGAATATTTCAGGCCTTTTGCAGGTTCTATTTTAGAAGATGATGTGCATGAATGGTTTGACTTGCGTGGAATGAAAAACAGTCCACATATGATGTATGCTGTAAATTGTCAACCAGGTGTTGAACATAAAATCCCCGCTATTATTCATGTAGACGGAACTTGTCGTATTCAGACTGTTAATCAAGAAGAAAATCCACACTACTACGAAGTAATTAAAGCTTTTAAAGAAAAAACAGGCGTACCTATTATCTTTAATACTAGCTTTAACCTAGGTGGAGAACCTTTGGTAGAGACTCTTGACGATGCACTGTGGACCTTAAGTAAAACTGGTATTGACTATTTGTACTTACCAGAGTATAATAAGCTAATTACTGTAAAAATTAAACAACAATGAAAATCTTTGTAAACGGCACTTTTGACGTCTTACATCCAGGCCACCTAGACTTGCTTAATTATGCAAAAAGTCTAGGTGACTTTTTACTGGTAGCAATAGATTCGGATGAACGAGTCGCCAGCAAAAAGGGATTGGACAGACCGCTAAACCCACAATATAATCGAATGAAATTATTACAAAACCTAAAAGCGGTTGATGAAGTAGTAATTTTTGATAACGATACTGAACTAGCACAAACAGTAAAAATACTAAGGCCTGACATAATGGTTGTTGGGTCAGACTACCAAGATAAAACCGTAATCGGTTCGGAATATGCTAAACAACTTAGATTCTATACTAGATCAACACCTCACTCAAGTACCCAAGTATTGGAAAATTTTATTGCTAGGCGACACTTGCACAGATAAATATGTATACGGTACTATTGACCGTTTAAGTCCAGAAGCGCCAGTGCCTGTTTTTGTACCTAAGTACGAAGAAAATCGTCGTGGTATGGCAGGAAACGTAGAAGAAAATTTAAAAGCTTTTGGTTGCGATGTTAGCCTGTTAACTTTAGAAGGCGGTACAAAAACTCGGTTTATAGATGAACGCAGTAATCAGCACATTATGCGTTTAGATCAGGATGCCAAAGGCGGTCCGATAGAGCTTGCAGTTACTATACCTCCTATCTATGACGCCATAGTAATATCAGATTACAACAAAGGTTGTATTAGTTACGAATTAGTAGAACAAGTACTACAACAATTTAATGGCCCTGTGTTTATTGATACAAAGAAAACAGATCTTGCTAGATTTGAAGGTGCTTTTGTAAAAATCAATAGCTTAGAAAATTCATTGGCTAAAACACTGCCTTCGCAAACTATAGTTACACTAGGTAAGCAAGGTTGCGAGTACGCAGGCCAAACATATCCAGCACCACAGGTAGAGGTAGCAGATGTGTGCGGAGCAGGAGATACATTTTTAGCTGCGCTAGTCTACAGCTTTTTAGAAACAAATAGTATTCCAGAAGCACTTGTATTTGCTAATCGTGCTGCTGCGGTAACAGTAAAACATATTGGTGTGTATGCACCTACATTGAAAGAAATAAATGAGGCTTGAAGGTTTTGTAGAAAAAGGCTGGGGTTCAGAAAATATTTGGGCTACCAATGACAAGTATTGTGGTAAGTTACTACAGTTTAATACTGGTTCAAAATTTTCTATGCATTTTCATGCTCGCAAAGACGAAACTTGGTATGTACTTAGTGGCAAGTTTGTTGTAAAGTATATTGAGACGCATAACGCTGAAGTATACGAAAAGACACTGACAGTTGGTGATGTATGGCATAACCCTCCATTGTTACCACATCAACTAATCTGTGTAGAGGCTGGCACTATTATTGAAGTATCAACACCTGATTCAGTAGAAGACAACTATCGAGTTGGCAAAGGCGATAGTCAGCAATGAAATATATTGTAGACATAGATGGTACAATATGTACTAATACTAATGGCGACTACCCAAACGCAGAGCCTTATTTATATCGTATAAAGCATTTTAATAATCTTTATGATGCTGGTAACGAAATTCACTATTGGACAGCTCGCGGTAGTAATAGTGGCAAAGACTGGTTAGAACTCACACTCAAACAGTTAAATGACTGGGGTGTTAAATATACCACTGCTCAAACAGGTAAACCAGCATACGACATTTGGATAGACGACAAAGCCTTTAACGTAGGCACATACTTTGAATGAAAATTTTATTAACAGGACATAAAGGCTTTATTGGACAGAATATGTTACAAGCCTTGCAAAATACTAACCATGAGATTAGTACTTTTGAGTGGGAAGATGGAAACATGCCCAGTATTATGGAACAAGAGTGGGTTATTCACATTGGCGCAATCAGCTCAACCACAGAGCGTGACGTTGATAAGGTTATGCGTCAAAACTATGATTTTAGCCGACAGGTATTTAATGCTTGCAAAACATATGGTGTAAACTTACAGTACTCTAGTTCAGCAAGTGTATATGGTCTAGGAACAGATTTTTGTGAAACTGCTCCAGTAGATCCACGAAATGCTTATGCTTGGTCAAAGTATTTGTTTGAACGCTATCATCAACAGCATCAAGGCGGCAACGTAGTACAAGGCTTTCGCTACTTTAATGTGTACGGTCCAGGTGAGGATCATAAAGGTTCACAAGCTAGTCCTTACCATCAGTTTGGTAAGCAGGCTCGCGAAACCAACAAGATCAAGGTATTTGAAAACAGCGAACAGTATTTACGAGATTTTGTACCAGTTGAGCAAGTAGTTGCTACTCATCTGGCTTTTTTAAACAGTCAAGAATCAGGCATATTTAACGTTGGTACCGGCACTACTAAAAGCTTTTTAGAAGTTGCTGAAAGTTTTGGAGTTCCCATTGAAACAATACCAATGCCTGAGCAGTTAACCGCAAGTTATCAAAAGTATACTTGTGCTGATATGACAAAAACAAACAAAGTTTATGACCACTTTAAAAGAATTAACACACGATAACCACGTGCTTGCAGAAGCTCATCCTTTTACCAAGCTGTTATTAAGTGGTAAGATTTCTGAAGCTATATATGCTGATTTTTTATACAATCAGCAAGCGATTTATTATTCCCTTGAAGCAGCGGCTAAAAGAAAAGGCCTTTTAGACGGCTTAGATGGAATAGAGCGAACCCTGAAAATCGGCGATGATTTTGATAATTTACCAAAGTGTAAAACAAACTTGTACCCTAGTACAATAAAATATATCAACTACATCATCAATCGAAATTTAAGTGCAGATCAAATCTTGGCTCACTTATATGTTCGTCATATGGGCGACTTATACGGCGGTCAAATGATTAAACGAGTTGTTCCTGGTGATGCCACTATGTACGACTTTGATAACCGCAGTGAGTTGATTGCTGCCCTACGACAAAAATTAAACGTATCAATGGCGGCAGAGGCAAATGAATGTTTTGCTTTTGCTATAGAACTATTTACTGAGTTAGCCAATGAGTACAATATTCAATAAATTAAAAGCTCATGCCAAAGAATTGGAAGCAATTCTTGAGGCACGGGCTTTTTCTTCGCCTTCAGAAAACACCTCAGAATGGTACACCAAGAACTTTACTAGTTGTTGGATACGTCGTGCCAATTTAGACGTGATTGACGTTAGCCAAGAGAAAAAATTATATATGATGCACTTGTGTGTATTTCCAAAAGTGTTTGATGCAGCACCTATTTATGGTTTTGACATTGTAGCTGGCACTAATAAGATAACAGGTGCATTTTTAGATTTTTCACCAACAGGTAGTCCAGACCATCCACTTTGCAAGTGGTTTGAAGAGTTTGTAGAGCCTACCGAGTGGTCAAAGCCACGACAACTACCAGAGTGGGCACGCAATATTTTTAGTCCGCGCATGGTAGCAGCAGGAAATATTAACTCAGAATTTGAACTTAGTTTAATCCTAGAAATATCAAAAAAATCGTTGATTTATTACTTGGATAATATTTCAAAATACAGACCTAAGTTAACATACGAACAAATGGTAGAACAGTATAACTTTACTGAACAGCAGAATTACTACTGCCAACAGCAAAAATGTAACCCACATACTCCACGAGTATTAAAATCGCTAGGATTCAATGATGATCAAGTCCATGATTATATACATAAAGAACTATTTCCTGAAGTATGAACAACAGTGGGTAGACTACTGGTACCACTATGGAGGCCCTAAATAATGTGGATTTTAAAATTTTTACCTAACTGGTTATTCTATTTAACCTTACTAGCAGGTATTGCGGCATTTTTGGTTACATACTTTGTTAAAGTACTACCACAAGCAAAACTTGTACAAGCAGCTAGTGCCGCAGTTGTTGCGTTTAGTATTTACATGATAGGTGCTATTTCAAATAACGATGCGTGGTTAGCTCGTGTAAAAGACTTAGAAGTCAAAGTAGCTGAAGCAGAGGCCAAGTCGGCAACTACAAACACTGATATTGTAGAAAAAACAATTGTAAAAACGCAAGTAGTAAAAGAGCGTGGACAAGATATTGTTAAGTATGTAGATCGTGAAGTAGTTAAGTATGATACTAACTGCACAATTCCTCAAGAGTTTGTAACAGCCCACAATCGTGCAGCGGAGGCACCAAAGAAATGAAATTACTAGTAATTGCACTAGCTTTAGGATTAAGCGCCTGCTCCACAACTGTTCCAGTTACAGCAAAATTCCCAGCTGCACCAGGCAAAATAGTACAAGAACCTTGCTCAGACCTTAAAAAGCTTGAAGAACAGGCCAAGCTATCTGACGTGGCAAAAACGGTTACAGTTAATTACTCAGAATACTATATGTGTGCCGTTAAGCTAGATGCTTGGCAACGTTGGTATCGAGAACAAAAAGTTATTTATGAAGGATTAAAGTAATGGAATTACGAATAGATCAATTAAAACAAATTGTTCCTAAAAATCCATATATTGAATACTGGCACAATGCACTAGTTAAACTATTGCCAGATTATGAGATTAACACTCCGCAACGTATGGCAGCGTTTTTAGCACAGTGTGCTCATGAGTCAGGTGGATTTACAGCAATCAAAGAGAATTTAAATTATCGTGCAGTCACATTACGTAAGATTTTTCCTAAGTATTTCCCAACAGACGAGATGGCAGCCCAGTTTGCAAACAAGCCCCAGGCAATCGCAAATAAAGTGTATGCTAACCGAATGGGCAATGGTCCTGAAGAGTCTGGAGACGGCTATCGTTACTGCGGTCGCGGTCTTATTCAGCTAACTGGCAAAGATAACTACTTTTGGTTTGCCGCTAGTTTACAAATCACACCCGAAGAAGCTTCCGACTACATGGAAACTTTTGAAGGAGCCGCTCAGTCAGCATGCTGGTTCTGGGAAACAAACAACTTAAATCAGTGGGCCGATAAAGATGATATCGTCACATTAACTAAACGTATCAATGGTGGTACTATAGGATTAGAAGATCGTAAAAAACATTATGAACATGCAAAGCATGTACTAGGAGCGTAATATGGTTAAACAGGTTTTAGCAGCTTTATTAATAGTAATAGCAGGGAGTGCGAGTGCTCAAACCCTGATTAACCAAGGAACTTACGATTCAAAGTCGCTGGTAGATACAAATTCTACCAGTAACTCTACTAGTACAGTTAATACCACAAATAATAGTACTAGTACAAGCACTGCTACCAGTAATTCAACAGTTAATAGTACAAATACTAACAATAACGTTAATACAAGTACCAGTACTAGTACAAATACAAACAACAATATCCAGTCAGGAACTGTTACCAATAACAACAACAATGTTAATTCAGGTTCAATGACTTATACCAACAATAATATTAATTCAGGTACAATGACTTACAACAATAATAATGTAAGTACAAGTGTAAATACCAACAATAATATTAATTCGGGTACCATGACGTATAATAACAATAATGTTAACACGTCAACTGCAACAAATACTAACAATAACATTAATACTGGCGATATGACCAATCGCAATATCAATACCAGTACTTCAACATCTACTAACAACAATATCCAGTCAGGCTCAATGACTAACATTAATCAGAATACTTCAACAGCAGTTTCTACAAACACTAATGTTAATCAAAATACAAATGCTAATACCAATGTTAATCAAAATATTAACTCAGGTGAAATGACCAATCGCAACATCAACGAGTCTACGATTACACAACGTGTAATTCAACCACCTCCAACTGCTGTAGCGCCTACAATGATGAGTGGCGGCAACGCTGATCTTTGCTCAACAGGTACTTCAGGAAGTGTACAAACACAGATTTTTGGTGTTTCAGGAGGCGGAACAACTCGTGATATGAACTGCGAGCGTTTAAAATTATCAAAAACACTATTTGATATGGGCATGAAAGTAGCAGCAGTTGCCACAATGTGTCAAGATCGTCGCGTGTTTGATGCCATGTTAGCCGCTGGTACACCCTGCCCTTATGAAGGCAAAATTGGTGAACAGGCTCGTGCTGCATGGGAAGCAAACCCCGATAAGTTGCCTAAGTTAGACAAAGTGGAGAAAATAGATGACACTGCTAAGAAAATTGGTATCGGTGCTTTGTTGGGCGTTCTTGTGCACAAGCTATTCTAATAGTCAAGAATTAGTACCAGGTCAAACTTACACAACAGGCAATATTGTTATCCCAACAACTACTGCAACTGGTTCAACATGGACAGGTGCAGTATATCAAGACAATTTAACTTGCTGGGCGTATGGTGATCCAGGATACTGCGGACCACAAGCTATTGTACGTCCAGGCAATAACTTAAACTTTAGTTACGGCTCTACCTATGTTTATCAACAGCAATATGTTAACACACTACTGCCAGAATCAACAGGTTTGGTAGTTAATGGTTATAACTTTGGGTTTACAGCTAAAAACGGCAATGGTTGGGACAATGGAATGACAGACCAATTAACGGCACTTGTTCGTTTTTGGGATAATACTGGTGGCCGCGGCGCATCAAACTTGCTGTACGGTAATGCTTGGAATTTAAGTTACAAGTATAATTGGACAAACTTTAACTACTCAGACACATTTCAAACCCCATTAGCAGCTCCTAGTATTGGTCAAGTACAGTACGGTTTTATTGGTCGTGATAACAATGGTTGGGCAGGGCCTTATGGCCCCGAAGTTTACAATGTTAGTTTCTCACTAAAGTACTCAGTTGATCCTTGTGCATCAAACCCACTGTCTTCTCCAACGTGTAAAGGTTATTTAGATGCATTAGCAAAACTAGTGCCTGCAACCTCAACACCAACCACAACACAAGAAACTACACCTGTGTCACAACCCATACTAGAACAAGCTACTGCACCCGTTACACAACCAGTAGCCACAACTAGTACTAGCACTGTTGCAGTACAACAACCAGCACAAATTCAAACAACGGCCACAGTTGCCGTTACACAGGAAAAATCTGTTGCAACACCAGGTAACTTAAGTTTTGCACTGAATTTAATTTCGCGTAATAGTGACCGTGAAAAAGCTATACAGCAACAAGCAGTAGCTACTGCTACTGCAGAGGCACAGGCCGCAGGCGATAAAGCCGTAGCAACAGCCACCTCCACCGCAGCCTCCTCTGCTAGTGCTTCTATAACAAGCGATACAGCTTTTACAGGTACGGGAATACAATTAGCTAGTTCTAGTAGCAGAACCTCAGCTGCATCAAGCATACAACAACAGCAAAATGCTGGTACTGGACTACAGGTATCCCAAGCGTTTAATACTGCCACACAACAGGAACAGCAAGGCCAGTTGCAGTTAAGTGCTCCAGTAACTGTGGAAAGTATACAAAGTACTCAACCACAAGGATTGTTTGAAGCGCAAGCTCAAAAGCAACAAGAAGCAGAACTACCACAACAAATTGCAGGATTTATTGCAGATCGTAATAACTTACTACGAGAAATAATCTTGCCAACCTTGCAAAATGAAACACAGCAAGAGCAACCTGTGCAACAAGTAAATCGCAACGCACAGCCAAATGAAGCCGCAGTGGGAGTGGCTTTAGAACGTATGATGGTAGTACCCCAAGGTTACGCCAGCTACACAAACTTTGCGTTACGTGACGCAAGTTTTTATGAGCCACGGGAAGTTTACAAAAATCAAACAGTTGTAGACAATGTTAGAGTTTTACGCGGTTTAGGGTCGGATCAAAAGCATCAAGACTTAGTAAACCTGCAATACAAATAGGAGTTAGTATGGCAGAAGATTTAAACAAAAAAGTTGACGAACTAGAAGCCGCAGCTAAAAAATACGCATCAAAAGATACTGTTATTAGCGTTGGCGGCTACGAGTTTACTCCGGCTAAACTAATGGTAGCATTTACAATTGTAAGCTCTAGTTTAGGTGGTTTATATGGTACTTTTGAAATATACAAAGACTATATGGGCATGAAGAAAAAGATTGCTGACTACATTACTCCAGACTTAAGTGAATTTGACAAGCGTCTAGCAGTTATTGAACAGAACTCAGCAAAAACTTCAGACTATACTCGTGACATTAAAAATGACTTAAAAAACGATTTGCGTAGAAACGAAACTGTTACTGAGCAAATTGAGCGAAGTGTAAAACAATCACAACGTGAAATTGAGCAAGATGTAAAGAGTGTTCAGCGTGAAATGCGCGCAGATCAAGACCGTACTCGTGCCGAGTTAGAAAAACTACGGCGTGAAGTAGACTCAAAAATACAAAAAGCTATAGATAATCCTTTAGCTAACAAGTAATGTCCGCCCTAATACTAACATTCGTGTTAGGGTACACTAAACCAGAATATGAATGTGTAAGATGGAAATGGTCGGGAGACGTATATAGTAGAAAAGTAGTTTGCCTAGAGTGGAGGAAGAAAAAATGATTGATCCGATGACGGCACTAGCAGGCTTGCAGTCTGCTATTTCAATGGTTAAAAAAGCCAGCAAAGTTGCAAATGATTTAGGATCCCTTGCTCCAATGATTGGCAAAATGTTTGATGCTAAAAGCGCGGCTACCAAAGCTTTAATAGAAGCAAAGAAGTCCAAAAAAGGTTCAAACTTAGGTGCAGCTCTTCAAATTGAAATGGCTCTTGAACAAGCCAGAGCATTTGAAGAAGAACTTAAAATGTTATTCATGCAAACAGGCAAAATTGATGTTTGGAATAAGATTAAAGCTCGCCAAGCAGAAATGGATCGTGACGATGCCATTGAAATGCGTAAATTGCGTGACGCAGAAAAACGCGAAAAAGAAAAAGAAGCAGAGTTAAATCAAATGGCTATTATATTGTCAGTTTCTGCTTTTGTTTTATTTATGATGTTTGTTGGCGTTAATGAAATGATAGATTTCTGTCAAACCACTCACAGGTGCGGACGATGAATGAATACCAAAAACAATTTGATATGTTCTTAAAAGTATTTATCTATGGTTGTATAGCTTGGTGGTTCTTAGGATTATTACAATTTTTACCAGACGATTTATCAAATAGAATCGTTAATTTACTATTAGGAAAAGTAGGCTTATAAGAGATGCATAATGATTTAAAATTATTTAAATGGGCAATTATTTTGCTTGTATTACCTCTGACTTTAGCATTTTGCGGCAAAGACAATTTTAGATACCCTTGTCAAGACCCTGCTAACTGGGATAAAGATTTTTGTAAGCCACCAATCTGTGATGTTACACGAACTTGTCCAGAACACATTTTTAAAGGCCAGCGTGATCCACGTCTTGGGCCTCCATCAACAAGTACAGCACCTGTAGCACCAGCTCAATGTACTACTCCAACACAAGGAACTAACTGTGGAAAGTAACTCAATTATTTATACTGAAGATCAGTTAATGGCGCGCCTAAAATTCTTTATTGGCATTTGTCTTGCGCTGACATTAACGGGCATTGTATTTGTAGTTTTATACTCAATTATTTTCATTACCCAGCCCCTAAACGCTATTAGTCCAATTGACCAAAAGTTTTTTGAGATGATTATTCCAATTGCTACTTTCTTAACAGGTACATTGTCAGGAATTATGTTAGCTGGCGGTAGTAAAGAAGAAATGGAAATGAAGCGGGATATGATTAAGCAAGCACAGGAAAATTCAAATACCTATGCTAAAGCTAATCCAATGAAAATAGAGCCCGCATTTACAGCACCTATTCAAACTACAGCTGGATTTAACGGAACTAGCGCTGCTCCTGTTACTAATATTACTTATATTAATGGCAAACCTGCACCAGTTCAAGCCCCACAGCCCGAACTTTAAATGAATAAGTTAAAAATTATGCTATCAGAGGATCCTGCTATTAGCAGTAAGCGAGTAATTACTTTTCTTGCTTTTTTCTTGTGTGGTTCCGCTTTTATAGCAATGATGTTTGGATACCCAATAGATCAAAAATTATTTGATTCTATGATGTATATTGTAATTGCAGGTCTAGGATTTACAGCAAGCGAAAAGTTTGCATCAACCAAGGAAATTAAATGAAAAAAGTTATTGTAGCAATTGTTGCTAGTTTGGCACTTGTTTCAGCATTTGCGGAAGCAGAAACCAAAAAAGTCTGTAAAGAAAAAACAGACAAAGCTGGTAAAGTTGTGTTAGACAAAGCAGGCAAACCACAAGAAGAGTGCAAGACTATTAAAGTCCACCAAAAACTTGAAGGTACTAAAGTTGATGATGTAAAGAAGAAGTAAATTTATATTTGACAGATGCACGTTGGTCTGCTATAATATAAATTGGCAGACCGATTTTATCAACCTTACAAGGAAGTTTATGGCAAGTGGTAAAAGAGCAAGACGCGACAACGTAGTACAGTTGGAACGTAACCCAATAGAGTATGGATTTACAGATGTAAAACCACTAAACTTTATACAAGCGGAGTATCTAAGAGCAATTCAATCTAATCAAATCGTATTTGGTGTAGGAAGTGCTGGAACAGGTAAGACGTATGTAGCAGCAACGTATGCAGCGGGAGAACTCTTTCATAGACGTATTCAAAAAATTATTTTAACTAGGCCCAACGTTGAAACAGGACGGGGTCTGGGATTTTTACCAGGTACACTAGAGGAGAAGTATGCTCCATATCTAGAACCATTTGATAGCGTATTTACTCGTAGCCTTGGAAAAGGCTTTTATGAGTATGCATTAAAAGCAAAAACCATTGAGCCTAAACCACTGGGCTTTATGCGAGGTGCAACTTTTGACAATTGCATCGTTCTTTTAGATGAAGCACAAAATGCTACTAAAGAAGAAATGAAAATGTTGCTATCACGAATTGGTAAAAATTGTAAGATGATTATTTCAGGAGATGTAGATCAAGCCGATATTCCTGATTCAGGATTATCAGACGCAATTCATCGTTTAGACCGAATTCCAGACATTGAAGTTGTCAGATTTATGGATGACGATATTGTCAGATCTAAGATGTGTAAACAAATTATTTTAGCTTATAGAGATTAATTATGGCAGAAATGTATAAACCCACAGAGGGTATGGCTAGTGCAGCCAAACGTGCACTTAAATGGCACGAAGAAGGTAAACCAGGCGGTACTTTAGTTGGTTTAGCACGAGCCAATCAATTAAAGAATCGTGAAAATCTATCTGCTTCTACAGTACTACGAATGTTTTCATTCTTTAGTCGTCATGAAGTAGACAAAAAAGCAACAGGCTTTAACAGTGGAGAAGAAGGTTTTCCATCAAAAGGTCGAGTAGCTTGGGATATGTGGGGCGGCGATGGTGGCTTTAGTTGGAGTCGTCAAAAACGAGATCAGATTATGGCAGAACGCGCACTACTTGTACATGAAATTATTAAACTTCAAGATTCTGTAAAATAAAAGAAAAGCCCCGTATAGCAATATACGGGGCTTTTTTGTTAATTACGATTTGTAATATGCCAAGCACTTTGAAATAATACTTGTAGTGCTTCGTACGGATTTGTAAGTATAATAATACCTACGTTATCTATATTTGTGCCAGATTTGA